AACAGCACAACTTATAAAATCATCTGCTGAAACAAAAGCAGATCAATGGGAGCTTATAGAGTTTCCAGCAATACTACCAGATAATCAACCCGTATGGCCAGAGTATTGGAAGTTATCAGAATTAGAATCAGTGAAAGCATCTCTATCGGTGCAGAAATGGAATGCTCAATGGATGCAAAATCCAACGGCAGAAGAAGGATCAATCATTAAACGCGAATGGTGGAGAGTTTGGGATAAACCTTATATTCCTGCTTTAGATCATGTGATTCAAAGTTATGATACTGCATTTCTTAAAAAAGAAACGGCGGATTACTCTGCAATCACTACATGGGGTGTATTTAGATTGAACGAGGATAGCGAACCGAATCTAATATTATTAGATGCGGTAAAGGAAAGATTAGAGTTTCCAGAGTTAAAACGTAAAGCGTTAGAGCAATATACCTACTGGAATCCAGAAACGGTGATCATTGAAGCTAAAGCATCAGGATTACCTTTGACCTATGAATTACGTAAGATGGGTATCCCCGTTGTTAACTTTACACCGAGCAAAGGAAATGATAAGCATGCAAGGGTAAATGCAGTTGCGCCATTGTTTGAATCAGGACAAATATGGGCACCTGATCAAAAGTTTGCTGAAGAGGTCGTAGAGGAATGCGCAGCATTTCCTTACGGGGATAACGATGACTTGGTAGATTCTATGACTCAAGCAGTAATGAGATTTAGACAAGGTGGTTTTATAGATCACCCAGAAGATTATAGAGACGAACCAGTGATTCATCATAACAGAACTTATTATTAATATGGCAGGAATCGAAGAAGCATTTGAAAAGTTTGTTAAAAAAATTTCTGATATAGAAGGAAAAAACACAGAAGATAATTCAAACGTTGAGTTTGGAAAAAATGTTTATGCACCGCAAGATGGATTATTTTTTAATCCTGTTCAAAAAAATCAAATTCCTTTTGGAGATTTATTAAAATCTGATCAAAGATTAAACCCACCCGTACCAACTCCAATACAAAGAAATCTTACCCCTGAAGAAAGAATGAGATTAGAAGATAATGAATATTTTATGGGTCAAGGACAACCACAATATGTTTCTCCTGTAGTACAAGGACAAGGTTTTAATAAAAGAGATTTAAAAGATTTTACTAAACAATATTTTCAAAACCAAACTTCATTAGGTGGTGGTATTGGATATCAAGGACCACAATATGGTGTTGTGGCAATTAAACCTTTTGTAGGTCCAGATAGAAGTGCATTGCTTCAAGGTTATTATAATACAGATAATGAAGGATCTAGAATTCAAGCAGCTTTAAGTCCTAAAGAACAAAGAATAGATTACACAGGAAATACTGGTACTACTTTTTCTGCAGGTAGAAATACATATCAAGGAAATCCATATTATACACTTAACGTTAATAAACAATTTGCAAAAGGCGGACGAGTGAGTATGTCTGATGGTGGATTGACAACAACGGTGCCACCTGATAAAGGTCCTGACTCACAAGGTGTTGAATCATTATTTAGAAGAAGGTATAGTTAGTCATGGCAGAAATTGATAAGTCATTACCCAATACAAAAACTACTATTGAAATTCCAGGTCAAACTGAAATAGAACAATCTATTCAAGAAGAAATATTACCAACAGATTCTCCAGTTGAAATTAACATGGATGAAGATGGTGGTGCAGAAATTTCTTTTGATCCAAATATTGCAGCTCCACAAGGGGGTGAAGATCATTATGCAAACCTTGCAGAATTTTTAGATGAAAGTATTTTAGTAGAGATTGGATCTGAATTAGAAGGACAATACAAAGATTATAGATCATCACGTCAAGATTGGGAAATGGCATATACGAATGGTCTTGAACTATTAGGTTTTAAATACGAAAGAAGAACAGAGCCATTTAGAAATGCATCAGGAGTTACTCATCCAGTTCTTGCAGAATCAGTTACACAATTTCAATCACAAGCTTATAAAGAATTACTTCCAGCAGATGGACCGGTGCGAACTCAAATTGTTGGATTAATAGATTCACAAAAAGAACAACAATCAGAACGAGTTAGAGATTTCATGAACTATCAAATTATGACTGTCATGAAAGAGTATGAACCAGAATTTGATCAAATGTTATTTTATTTACCGCTATCAGGATCTACTTTTAAAAAAGTTTATTATGATGCAATCCTTGGACGAGCGGTATCTAAATTTATTCCAGCAGAAGATTTAGTTGTTCCTTATTCAGCAACATCATTAGATGATGCAGATGCTATCATTCATGTATTAAAAATTTCTGAAAATGATTTACGTAAACAACAAGTAAGTGGTTTTTATAAAGATGTAGAATTAGGTCAACCTGCAATTAAAACAGATACGATAAAAGAAAAAGAACGTGAGTTAGAAGGTGTTAGAATTGAAAGACAAGATAGTATTTACACTCTTTTAGAATGTCATGTTAATTTAGATATAGAAGGTTTTGAAGATAAAGATCCTCAAACTGGTGAGCCCACAGGAATTAAACTTCCATACGTTGTAACGATTGAAGAATCATCAAGAGAAGTTTTATCTATAAGAAGAAATTATAAATCCGACGATCCGCTAAAAAATAAAACTAATTATTTTGTACACTTTAAATTTTTACCAGGACTTGGATTCTATGGCTTTGGATTAATTCACATGATTGGTGGATTATCTAGAACTGCAACTCAAGCTTTAAGACAATTACTAGATGCAGGAACATTATCTAATTTACCATCTGGATTTAAAATGCGAGGTATTCGTGTACGAGATGATGCACAACCTATTCAGCCAGGAGAATTTAGAGATGTAGATGCACCAGGTGGAAATCTGCGTGATGCATTTATGCCATTACCTTTTAAAGAACCATCAGCGACCCTTTTACAATTGATGGGTATTGTGGTTCAAGCAGGTCAACGCTTCGCGTCCATCGCAGATATGCAAGTGGGCGACGGTAATCAAAACGCGGCTGTGGGTACGACGATGGCATTATTGGAGCGCGGATCGAGGGTGATGTCAGCGATTCATAAAAGATTATATGCTTCACTTAAAAATGAATTTGAATTATTAGCAAAAGTATTTGCAACTTATTTACCACCAACTTATCCATATGATGTTGTAGGTGGAACAAGAGAAATTAAATCTGCAGACTTTGATGATAAGATTGATATCTTGCCTGTGGCTGATCCAAATATATTTTCACAATCACAAAGAATTAATTTAGCACAAACTGAAATGCAACTTGCAATGTCTAATCCACAAATGCATAACTTGTATCAAGTTTACAGAACAATGTATGAAGCGATCGGAGTTAAGAATATAGATTTAATATTACCTCCACCACAACCACCAACACCGGTAGATCCTTCTATTGAACATATCAATGCAATGACAGGACAACCTTTCCAAGCATTTGCTGGACAAGATCATACCGCTCACATTGAAGCGCATTTAAATTTTATGCAATTGAATATGATTCAGAACAATCCTGCTGCTATGGCATCTATTCAAAAGAATGTACTAGAACATATTTCCATAATGGCACAAGAACAAATTCAATTAGAGTTTTCTAAAGAGTTAATGCAAATGCCAATGTTACAACAACAAGCACAAATGAATCCACAAATTCAATTACAACTTCAACAAATGATGCAAATGATTGAATCAAGAAAAGCTAAATTAATTGCTCAAATGACTAAAGATTATATGAATGAAGAAACTAAAATTAATCTAGGTGCAACTGATCCATTAGTTCAACTTAAATCTAGAGAAATTGATTTAAGAGCTATGGAGAATGAACGTAAGAAAAAAGAAGGAGAAGATAGATTAAATCTAGATAAGTTAAAAGTTATGTCTAATAGACAAGTAGCTGATGAAAAATTAGAGCAAACAGATGATTTGACAAAGTTAAAAATAGGCGTAGATCTTGCTAAACAAGGCATGCAAAACACTAAAATAATTACTGGCTAATAACCAGTATTGTGGTATTTTAGATATTAGTATATATAAACACCAAGGATATTATTATGAAAAAAATGACACCAAGCCAAAAAAAAGTTGGTAAAGTTATGAGAGAGTTTAAAAAAGGTGAACTTAATATTGGACAATCTTCTAAAAAAGTAAAAAGTCCTAAACAAGCAATTGCAATTGCTTTATCAGAAGCAGGTCAATCTAGAAAACCTATGGCTAAAGGTGGTTCAGTAAATGGTACATCAAGATCAGAATTTGGTAATCTAGTAGATCATTCACAATTTTTAAATAGCGACGGTTATGCACAAGAAGTTGAAGTAGAAGTTTCTAATCCACAAGAAACACAACTTGAACAAGTTGGTGGACAAAGAAGAATGCTACCTGATAAGAAAAGAAAAGCGAAGTGGTACTAAACCATGATTCAAATGTTAGGAGCTGTTGCACCTCTAGCAAAAATTCTTTTTTCAACGATTGAAAAATCAGTTCCCGATAAAGATCTTCAAGAAAAATTAAAGTCACAATTACAAACTCAATTACTACAATCTAATACACAAGAATTAACTGCAGCTGCTAAAATTATTGAAGCTGAAGCTAAAGCTGGATGGTTTGCATCTAGCTGGAGACCTTTATTAATGTACGTATTAATTTTTATATTAATATGGAACTATGTATTAGGACCAGTAATTTTATTTTTTTTTAAAGCTTCTATAACTATAACTCTTCCAGGTGATGTTTGGACACTTCTTCAAATAGGTCTTGGAGGTTATGTTGTGGGCAGAAGTGCAGAATCGGTGGCACGCACTATGGCAAATAAACCGGTATCAAACAAAGAACAAGAAAACGGATAAGGAGAAAACATGAGAAACGATTACGGTATAAGACCAAGAGCAAAAATGAAAAAAGGTGGTAAAGCAGATATGATTACTAAAAAAATGCCTATGAAGAAAAAAGGCAAAATGATGAAGGGTAAAAGATAATGGGTGATATATCTTTAAGAGGACGTGGGATTGAAAGAAAAAACTTTGCTAAAGGTGGTAAAGTTAAAAAAGATAAATCATTTCCAGATTTAACTGGAGATGGAAAAGTAACTTTTAAAGATGTTTTAAAAGGAAGAGGTGTTATTAAGAAAAAAGGTGGCATGATTAAAAAAGCCGACATGATAACTAAAGATATGCCTATGAAGAAAAAAGGCAAAATGATGAAAAGCAAAAGATAATGGCTAAACTTTGCCCAAAAGGAAAAGCTGCTGCTAAAAGAAAATTTAAAGTCTATCCAAGTGCATATGCAAATATGTATGCATCAGCAGTTTGTTCTGGTAAAATAGTTCCTGGTGGTAGAAAAGAAAAAGCAGGTGGTGGAATGATTTCCGCAGGTGCAACTTTAGATAAAAGAAAAAAAGTTATTACTAAAAATAAAACAAGTCTTTCACAACAAAGAAAAATGGTATCAAATTATAAACAAGGTGGTGTTGCCAAAGGTTGTGGTGGTGTTTTAGATAACAGAAGAAAAGTTACAAAGAAATATTAATATGAGTTTACGTAAATGGGTTCAAGAGAAATGGGTAGATATTGGTTCTAAACGCAAAGATGGTTCCTTTGCTCCGTGTGGAAGATCTAAAGGAGAAAAAAGAAAAGGTTATCCAAAATGTGTACCACTTGCAAAAGCAAGAAGAATGTCAGAAGGCCAAAGAAGATCAGCAGTTGCAAGAAAAAGAGCAGTAAGTAATATTGGTCCTAAACCTAAAAATGTTGCAACATTTGCAAAACGTAAAAAGATGAGTAATGGAGGATTAGTATGAGTGGTGAAAAATATTATAAACAAGCAAAAGAAAAACAAAAGAAGTTTAAAGAATCTGAAAAGAAATTAAATGAGAATTATAAAAAAGTAATTCAAGAAGAAATGGATGCTGAAAAGTATGCTAGACTATTTCCAGAAGATTCTACTAGAGAATATAATCCAGTTGAACATTACAAAGAAGGTGGACTAGTAGGTAAAGGACAAGGTAGAACTATTAAAACTAAAAAAACAAAAGTTTATTAATATGGGTGATATTGCATTAAGAGGAAAAGGTAGAGCGATGTTTGCAAAAGGTGGAACACCTGCATGGCAACGTAAAGAAGGTAAATCTGAATCTGGTGGTTTAAATAGAAAAGGTATTGCATCTTATAGAGCCGCGAATCCTGGTTCTAAATTATCAATGGCTGTAACTACTAAACCCAGTAAGTTGAAAAAAGGTTCAAAAGCTGCTAATAGAAGAAAGTCTTTTTGTGCTAGAATGTCTGGCATGAAGAAAAGATTAACTTCAGCTAAAACTGCAAGAGATCCAAATTCAAGAATTAATAAATCTCTACGTAAGTGGAATTGTTAATATAAACAAAAGGAGAAGAGATGGAAGAAGTAGACGTAGCAAGTAAATTACAAAGATATATGAAGACCCAGTTGGCTAATTTAACCACTATGATAACTTCAGGTGGAGTTGACAATATGGAAGAATACAAGTATATACTTGGACAAATTCGTACATACGAGTTTTTATTACAGGAAATCTCTAACCTGCTAAACAAAAAGGAGCTTAAGGAAAATGAGCAAGGAAACGTTATTAAACTCGACTGATGTTCAGTCAAATGAAATACCTAAAACCGTTCTAGGTTTAGAAGAAAAATATCAAGAAGAAAATAAAAAAATTGAAGATAAAACTATAAGAGCAGAAAACATATCTGAATCATTAGTTGATAGTTTACCCAATCCAACAGGTTGGAGATTATTAGTATTACCATTTACACCTAAAGATAAAACTAAAGGTGGAATTATTATTGCACAAGAATCATTAGATAAATTAAGGATAGCTACAAATTGTGGTTATGTTCTTAAAATTGGACCATTAGCGTATCACGATAAAGAAAGATACCCAACAGGTCCATGGTGTAAAAAAGGAGATTGGGTTATTTTTGCTCGTTATGCGGGTTCAAGATTACCAATAGAGGGTGGAGAAGTGCGACTACTAAACGATGACGAAGTACTTGGGACTATAAAAAATCCTGAAGATGTTCTTCATCATATTTAAACATAGGAGGCACTATGC